CGCAGGCGGTTTCTTTTCGACTTCCGGCAGGCCCCCCAGCGACGTCAAAATGCTGAGGACAAATGCCACACCACTCACAGAAAGTGCACGGAGCCACTGTACCTCCTCCACTGCAGCCCCCACCGCAATACAACCGGCGAAGGTCTGAGCAAAGGTTCTCAGCGCCCGGATCAGCGCAGCTACTGCCCACTTTTTCCAATCCCAATTCATACATAATACCTTCCTTTCATTAATCATTGTCTGATATTTCCGTTGGCGGACCGCCAAGAACGGTTGGCAGGTGCCGGAATGTCCGCTGAAGATCATTCATATCCCCGTTACCGCCCAGCGCGTGATACTGGTCATGAATGTTCGTCATGTTGTTCCGGTCATGTTCGTCTGCATAATGAACATCATTGATATAATGCTTGTACCCCTGCAGCAGTCTGTCCTTCAATAAGGCCTTCACGCCCTCCGCTGTGGCTTTGGCTTCCTTTTCAGCTTTCCTGGCAGCTTCATCGGCCTTCCTTCGGGCTTCTTCGGCTTTCAGTTCGGCTTTGTTCAGCTTTTTGGTGATCACCACGCTGATGATCGTGGTTACCAGTCCCTGAACGCCCAGAAGACACAGCCATTGATAAAGATTCATTTCCCGTCACTCCCTTCCACAATTTCACTGTTTCCGGGATAGTTGGCTGCCAGAGCATTTGCCTGGGTCAAATCTAACCCCTTAATGATCACGCTGTACGTTTTCACGCTGATATCCGGCTGCCCGACAACGGCAGTAAAAGCCTTTTCCAGCGCGTCCCACGTCAACGGACCGACAACGCCATCAGTGCCCAGGCTGTGATCACGCTGGAAGGTGATCACCGCAAGCCGGGTCATGGTGCCGAAATCGCCGTCAATGCCGCATGATCCAAGATCATAGCCAAGCTTTTTCAGCATGGTTTGACATTCTTTGACCTCTGTTCCCTTGTCACCCCTCCGGATGGTGGGACGCCACCCTGGCTTTTCCGGGAATCCCTGATTATCATCAGCTGACGGTGTTGGTGTGCTGATCGTTCCTTCGACGCACGCAGGAACGGCCCAATGTGTCCACTTTGCCTTCCGGCTGGTAAAATGCTGCACGCCGTTGGAACATTCAATGGTTTCGTTATTCAGGCCGAAACCGGTATGCTCCATCGTCTTGCCCTTTTTGACGAAAAGACAGCACAGCGTGTCCTTTGGCATGTTTCCGATCTCGCCTTTTGCCTTCCAGTTGCTTTCGGTGTTCCACTGGCTGGTTGCCCCGGCACCCATCAGCTTCCACCCGTAGATCTGCAACAGGATCCAGTACGTGAAGCCACGGCAGTCAAATGCCCTGGTCTGACCGCCCGGATAGAATGTGCACCCGGAGCAGCTGCCGGTTCCCTGGAAGTTTTTACACTTCGTTTTGATCGTGGGATGATCCGCGCCTTTGCTGTTGTATGCCGCCCGCCTGTGTGCCGGCGTGCAGTACTGCCCACGGTCACCGAAGATGTACGGCCAACCCACGCAGGCCAGCGCGGATTTCCAGGCTGCTTCTGAAAGCGGAATCCCGCTGGCCTTCAGTTCGGTGATCAGCTGATCCACCTGTTTAGCGGTCTTCATCGTCTTTGTTCCTTCCTGAAATGCAAATCATTGACAGATTGACACCGATTCCTGCACCAACGATTAAACCGGAAATGAAAATAAATATGCCCATCAGCATCACCTCCATAACAAAGCCTCCTGGATCAGGCCGGACGGCTGGTTTAAAAACTGCTTTTTTTTACATTTCTTTTATTGGTTTATTGGTCACTCTCAAAGTTGGATAACGCTACAGCCCTTGTATATCAATGGTTAGCGGTCATCATTGATTTTCCATCTTTAAATCAGTATCATTCAATCGGAGGTGATACTGATGGGTATCAATGGTGGTCGCTCACTCCGTGGAATTGAAGAACAGGGTTTTGAGCGTGTCCAAATCACTCTCCCGCCATCCATCATGGAACGTTTGGAAAAGTACCGGAAGGAAGAAGAACGTCCCCGGTCATGGGTTATCCAAAAGGCTCTGGATGAATGGTTGAAGAAGAAGGGCTACTGAGGGGTAGCCCCTCTTTTTTAGTGTGTCTGAGTGTGTATTGATACACACTTAAAGGTCACTTTAAGTAATCCTCATAAAATTCTGTGATTTGATCTGTATAAGCAGATACATCAAAGCTATGCCCTCCTGTTGTTACCACCTTTGTCACATCTGCAACAGGAGACATATCATCACAAAGTTTGAAACCATTATAATCTTGATTAACAGCAGCATCGTCACTGCTGGCAATAACGAGCATCGGTATTCTTCCAAACAGATAATTTTTCGCTTTCGATGGATCGCACCCGTTTGTTTTTGCGTCATATGTCTCATCTGTACAACCGTATGCGTTATTTATTACGCTGTTAAACAATTCGGTGTCATGATTATTGCTCAAATCATATGTAGGGCTTGTTCCGCACCAACATTTCACCTCATACCTTTTAGCCAGTATGGCGTTTAGACTCTCAATTCCACCCATTGAATTTCCGTAAAATCCAATATTCCCGATATTAAAGTTCTTTAGCACATAATCAATCGTATTGAAATATGCTTGAATTGAATATTTATTCCCCCATGTAGAATTGCTGTTTTTATATGTTGATGTGACAACAACAAACCCGGCATCCACAAGTGCTTGCTGAACTTTTGTCATGTTGGCATTGTCCGACCAGCTTGCTTCGCTTGTGCCGTTTCCGTGGAAGCAGATAACAACATTATGTTTTTCTGTATTATCATAGTTTTCTGGGAAGTATATTCTGAAATTTGAAGTGGTTGTACTGTTCCACATTACAGACTTGCTTGCACTTTCAAAGTCAAAACCATATGGTAAGCAAATCTCTTTTATTTCTATACCGTTTGTTCCTCTTGCTTCATTTGCCGATATAATAAACAGGTCATAGCTTTCGCTATCGGTTAATTGCATATCGGTTTTGTAGTACAATTCATCTCCATTTTCGCCTATGCAATAGAAAGACACAATGCTGTTATCAGTAAACACATGAACATCATAATCTTGATTTATATATGTTCCTAATGAGTCCCTGCTTGCATATTTACTGCTTTGAATAGTATTTGCAGTTGATCCTGCACTAAAATATAGTCCAACACCATCCGCAAAAACATTCGTTGCTTGAGATGATTTGCATAATCCAACAAGACAGCCAGCGTTCGCATTCGTATATACTTTCGGATTGACCTTGAATCTTGCATATGTCTTTTTCAGATTTGTTACTATTCTTGCAATTTGCCCACCGCCCGTTGCATTTAAATATCCATTCGTTATTTGCATGGATATGTTCTTGTATCTGTTAGTATCAGACAGAACACCATCATTAAATTTAGTATTACTGTATGTTTTATTTATAAGCGGGAATACGATAGATTTCCTGTCGATCACTATATATGGGTTTCCAGCACTTATTTCTGCAACAATTCTTATATACCCATTTCCTAATACTGTGTAGTTATTTACATTTGTTACATAATTTGTTTTTACCTTGCTTGAATTATACTCTGCACATCGTATTATGGTATTGTCATCTTTTAAAGAAACAATATCGCCCTGTTTACATTCTACAAATGCGGAAACGACATAACTATTATTAGACTGAAAAATTCCATCCGATCCGATTAAACCGTTTTTGAAATCACCATTAACATATAGCATTGACCCGCTTTGCAGTTCTTTAAATGTTTCTTGTATTTTCTCATCGTATTCAGTTAATATTCCAATTTGATATACTGGTTCCTCTGTTAATGTTCCATAACCGCCCCAAAATGTATTGTCAAATGCTTCTTTCCATGAATAAGATACGAATACAGAATCTTCGGGAATTGTTATAACGTCTATTTGACCATCATTTCCAGGATCTCCTCCGTTAAACGTGGTTCCATCAGCTTTGTAGAATGCTATTGACCGCAATCCAAAGAAGGTTAATGTACTATATCCGGTTTTTAGTTTTTGCTTCCATACTGTTGTGTTTCCAGTTTGCTCTGTAATTAATTGTCCGTTACCTCTGCTAACATAGCTGTTCGGTTCTGTCTGTAAATTTTTAGAATATATAGACGGGTTTGATGCCTTTAAGTAAAAATCAAACTCTGAGTACAATGCGCTCTTTAAATCAACAAGATCGCTTCCAAGGTTAGCCAGAGTCCAATGGCCGGAGGTCCATGTCTCGCCGCTGGTGATCGCCGTCGTGCAGCGGTACAGTTTGCCGTTATACCAGGCGTAGGATCCCACCGCATACAGACCGGAAGAAGAGTATGTGGGCGCTACGGATGCCATCAGATCGGTATAGCTTGCCGGGATCGTCGCCACGGCGGTCGCGATCGCGTTCACCAGGTCAACCACATCCGACCCGGCCGGAGGCGCAACGGTCCCGCTGGAAGTCTTGCTGACAGTGCCGACAGCGGCATAAATCGCCGTCTTCTGCCCGTCGCTGGTCAGGAAGATTGTCAGGCCGAAGCGGCCCGGCACACTGTACGCATTAGCCGGCAGAGTAGCGGAAACCACGCCGCCGGAAACGCTGCAGGTGAGCGCTACATCCTGACCATCAGTACGCAGCATGACGCCGGCCGGTGTGCCAGACAACGCAACCGCGTTTCCTTCGCCGTCAATGCCGCTGATCTGGAAGGTATGCCCTCCGCTCTCAGCCTGGAACGCCATGCCCTGCAGGTCTTCGATAATGACCATGCTGTTCTGATTCCATTTGCGCTTGATGATATTATTCATGGGTTGTTTCCTCCGCTTCTTCTTCTTCTTCGCCGTCCATTTTCTTCAGCAGCTCATCCGAAAACCGTTTCAGATCCGCAATCTGCGCGTCTCTGTCATCAATCTCCGCCTTGATCCCGTTCCGGAGGTTTGCCAGTTTCTGCACGATGACAACGGGCTTCTGGCAGAATGCCACATACTGCCCGGAGCAGATCAGCTTTACCATATCGTTGACGTCAACAATCAGGGAATCGATCAGGCCGAAGTTGTCCAACAGGCCCTTGCCGTCGTTTACAGTCAGATTCCCGATTTTTCTTTTCTCCGCCATTTTGATATCCTCCATCAATAGCCTAAATAGTGAATTGTGGTTGTGGCTTTGTCGGTGACCAGTTTGCCTCCGACATGTCCGGATACTGTTTCTCCGCCGACAGTGTCGTCATATTTGAAAGAGTGCGTGGCTGAAGTCGAAACGGAAGTAACGACCGTTTCACTCTGCCATGTTGCTCCATGACTTGAATCACTTGTCAGCCAAAAAGAAGCAGCTTCGATCCACGAATCAGAAGAGATTGAGCCGCAATCAATGTCCCCGCAGCCAATATCGCCAGCATCTATATCTTCGCAGCTCAAAGTTCCTTCAATTGTTGCCCCTTCATCAACATCCAGAGATGTACAGGATAAATTCCCCATATCAGCACTGACTGCATCCAACCAACCAGCAACCAAATCCCCGTCTACTTGAATTAAACTTCCTTTGATTTTAGTCGTAGTCTGTCCGTTGATCTGCTGCACCATCACGCCGCCAGTAAGGTTGCCTTTATCCCAAACGCCGAACAATGATGTGACTCCGGCTTGTGTCTTTCTTACATACATACCTCCGGCGTTCTTGATAACAAGACGCCCCTGTGAATCATATTCCAGTTCACCGGCCAGCGTGTGCGCTGTGTTTGTTGCCGATATATTGACATGATTCGCGCTGATCAGTGCCACGCCTTCCCCGGCGTTATTAATGCTGACCGCAATTTCGGCTGCTTTGATGAAGTTCCCCTGGCTGTTATGACCGACAACCATGCCGATCCGTTCTGCCTGGACCTCGAACCGGCTCCCGACCATGTTTTCATTGTCGTCCGCATAAACCAAAAGGCCATTCGCGTCCAGGTGCATTCCAGCTTGCCGGAGAACATTCCCGGCCTTGTCCGTAATCTCGAAGTGCTGATCAAAACTCTCTGCTTTCCGTGCCGTACCTCTTCCGGATCTTACTGTATTGTTGACGGTCTTCTGTGTCGCCGAGAACGAGCTGGTATAGGTCGGAAGCGCGTTCGCCAGGCTGACAGTAACCTTGTCTGAATTCGCGTATAACTCAGGATAATTGACCGTTACGCATCGCTCGCTGATCGCCGTTGCATAATCCGGCAGCGTCACACGAACCAACGTTCCAATCTTCGCGTCATCCCAATCGTCGCCGGTGATACCTTTTAGCACTTCGCCGTCGATTTCGATCTGTAGCAGCGGCTCAGCCCTTCTTGCGAGGAAAGCTGCAGCCCAGGCGTCCGCCTCCGGGAACGGTCCATCAGGGAGCGTGTCCTGCGTGACATCAATGTCTGCCGTTTTGACAATAATTCCGTAATGCGCCTGCGCTGCCGTGTTGTTGTATGTTTTGTAAACCGATACATTCTGCTCGACTTCAGTATCATCGCCTGTCAGGTCTGTAAGGTCTTCGTCCTCCTGCATTTTGTTAACGTTCAGGATCAGCCGCGTGCACAATTCAGAATCGTTGTCATTGATCTGGCACTTTTCGATGTTCCTGTCCAGTCTGAACTCGCTGGCCACATCTGACGGTTTTGCCACCAGGCTGACCGTCCATGGCCAGACGCTCTGATCATAGGTGAAATAATACTCTCCGCCTTCCTCAACAAGGTCTTGCATCAGGTCAAGGAGGTTATCATAGTTGATGTCCTTCGTGACGCTGGAAGTATCTGCGCAGCTTCCGAGTGCCCACGGCTTTCGCGGTTCACTGTCATTCGGTCCCTGGATCAGCTGCGTCTGCTTGTTCAGAATCGCAGCCATCAGCTCCGCTTTTGTGCCGGTGAAAGTTTCCTCCGCATTCCATACACTGTCCTGGAGGATGTCGATTCCGTGCCGGAGGGTATAGCTGTTATCAGTACCGATGTTTCTGCCGCGGCTTGTCCTGCGGAAGCATCCTACAAACCCGCGCGCGTTCCAGATCTTCACCCACCGGTGCATCGGGATTGTTTCGGCCTTGTCCTCCAGCGTCAGCGTCGCTTCGCTGACGTCGTTCATTTGGATCTTAAGCGTCCCTTTGACTGGGTGCAGCATCGACTCATCAGCCAAACCACCGTCCAGCAGGATCGGGTTTTTCACTTCCGTCATAACCATCTTCCTTTTGCACTAAAGTAAATGGATCCGCTTCCGCTTGCGTTCCAGCTGATCGTGGCTTTTCCAGCCGGCACGACCAGATCATCCGCGCTTGCGGTTGTCCTGTATCGCATAAGGCTTGAACCTGTTGTTCCGTCCGTTATCGTCAGACGGTCCTGTTCATCCCGTCCAAATACGATGCTGTTGGAAACACTCATCCCGCTGAGAGTGATAACTTTCGTGACCCCGCCACAGGCAACTGCAACCGCCAGCGATGTTACCGCCCCGCTCGGCACAAAGCGAACATCCACAGGCACCTCTTTCGCCGTCCCTGGGATCAGCAGCGTCGTGCTTCCGCTGGATCCGTTGCCGGTGGCTGTGTTCGCAAGTTTCTCCTCCCAGTACGGGATGATATTTGCTTCCAGTTCGATCGTCAGCTGAGCGTTAAAGTCACGAACAGCGCCGAGGCCAGGATCGCTGATGCAAATGACGTGCAGCTGCTGATCCGGATGATTTGACAGTTCCAGTATGCTTCCGCTGCACCATTTCGCGATGGCCTGCCGGATCGCGTTCCGCTTCTTCAGGTCATACAACTCGTGGATCTTCGCGTTAATCGTAACCCTCAGTGACTTCCGGCGCTTCTTGATTACGTTTTGCCCGCCGCGGACGGGACGGCTTGTATAGACAATATCCATATCCGGGTTCGGTTCGTTCACATCCTGGATGACGATTGCGCCGATCTCGCTCAGCCGGACCCCGTCCATCCACGCTTCGATATGTCTCGACATTGTTCATCCCTCACGTTATCTTCTGACCATAGCCAACACGCAGCCCATCGCGCTGTCAAC